CAGATACGCATTTCCCCGCCGGCCTCGCGGATGGCGTCCTGCTCGTCGGTGTCGTCGGGGTCTGAGAGGAACAGCACCCGCGCGGTGGGCGCGGTGTCCTCAATCGAGGCAAGCAGGGGCGCTACGCGGTGCGGGCGCCCCAACACCGGAACCAAGACGACGAGACCATCAGACCGCGTCTTCGTCAACGTCTCGACCCTCGGCCAAGTCCATAAGGCGATCCACGATGTTGTCGGGGTAACTTGTGCCGCTGGTCGTCCCGAAAACCGCGTTTACAGCCTGCCGCTCCTCTACGGGACTCAGCCACAGCCCCGAGTCGTCACGGAAGGACTTGGTTTGCTCATAGGCGCCCAGCGACTCACTAGATGAGCGCAGGCCGTTGGGGTTTGAGCCGATCGCCAGTGCCTTTTCGATGCAAAGTGCGCGCAGGGTCGTTGGAACGGGCGACAGCGCAGCGGCCCAAGCGGCGTCCTTGTCCACGACCTCGGCAATGAGCCCGGTGACCTCCTCGATGACGAGGTTTACCATCGCCGCCTCGGCGGCCGTCAGGGCACGCCCGAGGCGGATAGCTACGTCGTTAGCAGTTGCGAAAGCCATGCATCTCCATCGAGGTCGAGGTCAGATTCCAAGTCGTCGGCGTCGAACGCTTCACCGTCAAGGGCCAGGCCGTCGAAGGCCGGCGAATCGAATCCGTCCACCTCAAAGGGCGCGACGAACTCGGGACCGCCGGTCTGGGTAGCTCGCTCAAGCGCATCCAGTACCGCCGTGGTCGTGACCACGCCCGACTCAGCGAGGGCAGCGAGCGAAGCCAACGCTCCCGAGTCCGCGATCCGCTCGGCCGCAGCGAGCGCAGCGGCGCTGGCCGTGGTAAGCGACGACTCGCGCAGAGCCTCGGATGCCGTCGGTGAAGTGATGGTCGAGAGGTTGCCCACCTCGGTCCAGGTGACGCTGACCTCGCCACGCGCGGAGACGCCGCGTGCGCCCGTCGAGGTGGCACCACCACCGCCGCCTCCGGGGATGCCTCCCGCCGTTCCCGCGCCGGTCGCGGCCCCCGTGCCGCCCGCGCTTCCGCCGCCCGCGCCTGCGGTCCCGCCCGTGCCGCCCGAGGCGTTGCCGCCAGCGCCGGTCGAGCCTGCGCCGCCTCCGCCACCACCACCGGTGGTCGCGCCGGTGCCAGCCACTCCGTTGCCGCCAGAGAACTTGGTCGTGCCGGTCGAGCCTGCCGCCGTTCCTCCGGCTCCTCCCGCGCCCACAGCAGTTGCCGCGCCGTCCGTTCCGGCGACACCGCCCTTCGCCACGATGACCGTGGTGTTCCACTTCGAGTCGGGTGCCGCTCCCGTGCCGACCACAACGGGGATGCTCGCGCCGGGGGTGACCACAATGTTCGGGATCGCGGCGTAGGCACCGCCGCCACCGCCGCCTCCGGCGTTGACGACCGCCAGGCCGCCCGCCGAGCCAGCGCCCTTGCACTCGACCAGCGACAGGAGCTGGACGCCCGCCGGGACGACGAAGTCGCCGTTAGCGGTGAATGTCTGGGTGGGCATCTAGCCGACGCCCCTACCTAAAGCTAGGACTGACTCCATCTAAGGATGATCTTGAGGCTTTGGCTCACAGCGACCGTTGTCGTTGCCGAGAGCGCCAAGGTGAGCAAGAGCAACCCTGCGGTCGAGGTAAGGGTGGTCGTAAGCGCCTGATGGGTGACCGTGGCGGCGGCAGTCGTGAAAGGACCAAAGCTTTTCTCCGCCGCCGAGAACCGGTAGTCGCCCGCCTGTAGGCCGTCGTCGGTCCAATCTGCAGCGAGCACCGCTTGGCGGTCATAGCCGCCCGAGGCCGGGGCCTTTGACTCGACCACCGCCGCCATCGTGCCGTCAGTCTCGGCAATGGTGGCGTCGTTTAGCAGCGCCAGATACTTCGTCGGGTTGGCCTGCTCCTTGAGGTAGACCTGGAGCATCGACTGCTCGCCGGCGTCGTGCAGCGCGTTGGGCATCCAATCGCTGTCCTGCCACAGGATCGTTTCCCCATCCTCCGCGACGAGCGCTGAAATCCCCATCGTGGGCGACCAGCGCTTGCCGTAGGGCTTGGGGCGCCTCTCGGGCTCGGGCGGAAGAATGATGCCGCTGGGAAGTACGGTGCCCTTCATTGGTTCTCCAATCTGTTGCGAAGTTGAGGACGGTTGCCCCGGAGCCAAAGCTCCGGGGCTCACCGTCAGCGGTGAATCGGCTACGAGCCCTGACCGAAGTCGAGCTGGACAGCCGCAGCGGCGCGGATCGTCGAGACACCGATCAGGGTGTCAATCGAGATCACGTCCTGCTTCTTGTTCACGTCGTACTCCTTTACCACGCGGAGCCCGAGCCCCTTGTAGTTCTCGACCGCGACCTGGCTGGCCGCGACGCCCATCGGGCGCTCGAGCGTCCGGGTGACCGCTGCCACCGCGGAACGGTGGAACGCCACGCCGTCGGCCTGGCCCTTGTCGTTGGCGCCCTGGCCAAACACCTGCGACTCGTAGGTGTCGAACCCGCCGAGCCGACCGATGCTGCCTTCGCGCAGCGCCTCGGTGGACGCCGACGTGTTGGCCTGCAGGACGAGCTGGTCGCTCGTCACCGCCTCGACGCCTTCCGGCGACAGAACCGCGACGCGCCCCAGGAACGGGAGCTTGTTGCGGCTCAGGATGCGGCGCGCCGTGCGAAACGCCTTGTGGCGCTCGCCCAGCGACGTTCCGGTGCCCGTGGCGGTGCCCCCGCCCCCGGCGCCCTCTGCGGCGTCGACGAGCTTCTCTGCGAGCCGTCCATCGACATCCTGGGAGATCGCTTCGACTGCCGGGTTTAGCAGTCGCTCCTCGAAGCGGTCAAGCCTGAGGGTCAGCTCCTCCGTGGTGATCGGGAACGACACGTCGAGCAGCTTGTCCAGGGTGACCGTGAACGAACCTTCGACCGGGTCCTGGAGCACGATGCCGGCTGCCCGCGAGAACTCGTTCACCGTGAACGAGGCCGGCGTGCGGACGGTGATCGTGTCGCCCTGCTTGCCCTGGAACTCCGAGTCGTAGTCTCGGTTTACCAGCGGCAAGAGGACCGTGGTGTTGTAAAGCGTGGCCAGCGCCGAAGACGCGACCACACTCGGGGTGATGAGTGTTGCCATGGCGGCTTACTCCTCCTTGTTGGTTTGGGTTTCGGCCGCCATTCGGCAGCTACTTTGCGCCGTGCTTGCGCTTAGCGTGGTCCTCTGGCGTCATCGCCTCGAGGTCCTTTTGGGCCGGATCGCCCTTGCGGGTGTCCGGGTCTCCCTTTGGCTTCGGGCGTTCGCCCTCGGCCAGGTGCGGCTTGCGCTCGAGCAACTGCGTGAGCGCAGCGGTGAGGGCGTCGGCGTTCACCTTGCCCTCTGAGTCGTAAATGTCGTCGATGTCGCCGGCGGCGACGGCCCGCTCGATGTGAAGCAGGGCGTCCTCGGAGTCAGCGAACTTGACCGTCTTGGCGTCGTCGCCCTCTCCGACCTCGATGCCCTTGGAGGCAAGCCTGGTGACCTGGACTTCCAGGCGGTCGGAGCGGCGCTCCTTTTCCGCCTCGCCCAAGGCCTCGTTGCGGGCCTCCTCGCGGGCCTTCTCGATCGCCTTCTCGGTCTCGGACTTGTCCTTGTCTCGAAGCTCGTTGAGCTCGCCCTCGACGCGCTCGCGTTCCTTGCGCTCACGCTTTGCAGCCGCCTCGTTCTTGCGCGACTTCGCCTTCCAGTCATCCTCGGGCTTGACGGGCTCTGGATCGGGCTCCGGGTCGGCCTTCGGGGGGTCCGGCTTCGGATCGTCCGGTTCCGGGTCGTCCCCACCGGCAATCGGCTTCATCGTCAGCCCCGCCCACAATGCGCGCAGGCGGTAGCGGATGCGTTTACTCTGGGCCATTCGGCCTCCTTGTTTTGGGCGCCGTTCGGCGCGTTTAGGACAGCGCTAGGGCGGCTGTCGTGAAGTCGTGTTCAGCGGAGCCGAGGACCGGCCCAAGCTCGCCGTGCTGGTGGACGGCGACGTTTTGGGAGACCGGCGTTACGGGGCGCGCCTCCGTTAGCGGCTCGATGCCGCACCCGCAGTTGTTGTGCAGCGGCATGGCGTCGTCGGAGTTGAGGATCGCGCCGTCGACCTCCTGACAAAACGCACACGCGCCGGCGTCGGCCACCCTCTGGAAGCGCTGGATTAGCGGGTCGGCCGTTCCAACAGCTCGAGCGGTCTGCGCCATCGCCATCTGCACGTCCATCGCCGCGGTGCTTGTGGCCCGCGCAAGGGCGGCTGAGGAGGCGTCAGCGAACATCAGCCCCTCGCCAAGCTTGCCCCATAGCGTCACGAACGGGCGCTGGTAGACCTCATCGGGAGAAGCGTCATTCCGCGGGTAGTCTGGGACCGTCCCAAAGGGCTGGCGATCCATCGCGCGGGCCAGGTATGCCTCGGTGAGGTTCCCGGCGGTGCGCTGGGCGGTCAGGACGACGGGGAGAACGCGCGAGAGCCACTCGTCGACGTTCTCGCGGTCATAGCCCGGAAGTTCGTTCCAAATCCGCGTGAGCGTCCGAACCGTCAGGCCGCGAAGCCGTGCTTGGGCCGCAATGTGAGCCTCAGCCAGCGGGGACGCCATTTGCCGCCGTTACGAGCTGGGCGAGTGGGTCGGCTGCCGACATCTGCTGCCAGCGCGCGATCTGCTCTTGGGTGGCGTTGAGGGCGATCTCGGCAACGGCCAGGCCGGGGACCACGTCCTTGAGCTTGGAGGCGGCGTCCGCGCGCTCCGCAAGCGACCGGGACTGGTGATCCATCCAGACCGTTTCCGCACGCTGGGAAAGCTCCACCCCGAGCACCTGGCCGGAAAGGCGGTTTACCTCCTCCCAGCCCTCACCGAGCGTGGACTTGTGGCCCGTGACGCCGGCGTGCATCGCACCCTCCGACGCCATGATCGCCTCGGCCGAGAGGTTCGACATCCCCTGCTCGAGTGGGAAGTAGTGCCGGGGGGTCTTGGTGATGACCGCAAGCTGGTCGAGCTCGGCAAAGACCGACATGTTGCCGCGATCCGCGGCCTTGAACTCGAAGGTCCGCGCCTCGGGGTTCTCGAACTGGGCCACCGAGCCGGGGATGTTCTGAAACGGTGCGACGGCCTCGGTCTTCTCCTTGCCCGTGACATCGTCGATAAGCGTATTTCCATCGTCGTCCTTGAGGACGCGCCGGCGAATCTTGTCCCCCGTGACACCCCGGATCGGAAAGCCGAGGTCGATCGCCACGACAAGGCCCAAGAAGGTCAGAAGGTTGATGCGGTCGATGAGGCCGATGCAGTGGGCGAACTCGCCGCGGGTGTAGGGGAACGCCCCTGGCTTGAGGCGCCGATTAACCGCTATCTCAACGACGGGGACGGCGTTGAAGGGGTTTGCGAGCGGCCAGCTCTCATCCTTGACGCTTCGCTTCTCCCAAGTATCGGTGACCGTGCTGGCCGAGTCGTCCGGCCCCTTGAACTTGTAGACGCCGTCCGGGCGATAGAGGGTGGCGTAGGTCGTCCTGCCTTCGTTCCACCTGCGAAGCGCGGCGGTGCGCTTCCTGCGCGACCCCTCAGCAAACTCGACGACCATCTGCGTCATGTCGTCGAGGGCGATGTCGGGCGCTGCTCCGTCGAACGTGGCAACGGGCTCGCCGTTTGAGTGGGGCCAAACGGTCGCATAACAGCGGCCGTCGAGAAGGGCCGCACCGTGCCCCAGCTTGGCCTCGGAGTCCATGCCGTTCGTCTGCCACGCCTCTGCCCAGACCCTGTCGGCCGCGGCCTGATCCACATCCCGAATCCCCGACACCTCGAGGCGGTCGAGCTTGGAGTCCACGACCAACGAGCCCCATGGCGCTTCGGCCACGGGCATCAGGTGGCGATAGAGCTTGGTCAGCCGCGCCTGGGAGACCGCAGGCGGAAAGGGGCAGTTCCCCTCCAGATAGGGCTCAAGTGTGGCGTGTTTTGCAACGCGCTTGTCGAGCTCTTGGGAGAGCCGCTTTACCTGCGCGATCAAGTCGTCGAGTTGGTGCATAGCTCCTTACCATTGGGCGCTTGCGTATTCGGGTTCGTCGAGGGCGCCCTTGCCTATCGCGTCCCCCCTGGCCCTCCACGCCAGCATTGCCGCCATGGCGAGGTCGATCTTGCGCGGGCTCCCGCGCGAGTCCTTGCGAATCACCCAAAGCGGCTCATCGTCCTCGCGCATCTTCGTTTCTTGGCGGACCGAGTTGCGGATGTGCTCCGCGAGCTTTTCGTCGCCGTCGTGGGACATCCGCCCGACGACCATGTCGTTGCGAAAGGCGCGCAGCGCGATCGCGGTGGCCTTGATGCGGTTCGTCCACCAACGAGTCACCCTTTGCTCGCCGTAATGACCGGCCCAGCGGTCAAGCGCCGACTCCCAAAAAGGGGGATCGCCATGAAACTTCACAACTTTCCAGGCGTGGAAGGCATGGTCGACCACTTGGTCAACCTCGCCCTCGGGAACCTCCCACTCATCGTCGGCATCGGCGGGCTTTTGCCAGTAGCCGAGGACGAACAGGTGGCCGGTCTCGAGATCGCAACCAACCAGCCCCGTTCCGTCGCGGCGGCGGGCGCCGTCGAAGCCGAGGGTGATCTTTCGGTCCGCCTCGGGCTGGCCGGGTTCAGCCAGTACCTCCCAAACGTCTTTGTCGAAGGCCGGCTCCCCGCCGAGTCCCCAAACCCCGCAGGCAAAGCGCGCCCACTGCGCCGGGGTCATCGAGGGGGAGTCGTGGCGCTCCCGAAGCAGCGTCGGTGTCATCCACGGCGCCGGGTTGGTCGTCTTGACCAGCTTGAGGTCGTCGCGGTCATCGGTGGGCTCGAGCGCCCACTCATGCATCGAAAACGCCCCATTTGTGACGTAGCGGTAGGCACCCTTGCGCGCGAGGCCATCTAGGGCGTAGGCGCGCGCACGCAGCCTGCCGAGCGGTGAATCCTCGGTGTCGCCGGCGGTCGAAATGGTGATGAGCTGTCCCGCTCGTGGCCCGAGGCCATCGAGGAGCACCCCGTAGAGGGCGCCGTCCTTTTGGCGGTGAAGCTCGTCGACCAGGGCCAACGTTCCACCCCAGCCGTCCGCGGTGTCCGCATCGGCGGCGAGAACCTTGATCGTCCCGGTAAACAGCTTCGGGTTGTCGGGGTCCTCGGGATTCTTGCGCCGAATCTCTCGATAACCACGCAGCACCCGCAACCGCTTGCCGAGGTCATCCGAGCGCTGGACAAAGCCACGGGCCTCGTCGAACAGCTTCATGGCCTGGAGCGCCGAGTTCGCGCAGACGACACAGTCGGCGTCGTCTGTCGTGGTCAGGTGATAGAGCGCGAGGGCCGCGAGCAGCGTGGTCTTCCCGTTCTTCTTTGGGATGCAGATCACGAGCTCCCGCACGCCGGCGAAGTAGTCCCGCAGCATCTTGCGCTGGAACGCCTCAAGCTTCATCGGCTTGCCGTTCGTCAGCGTCAAGGTGGAGCAGAACTGCGCGAACCGTGCCATTTCGGACTTCCGGGCCATTCGGCCTCCCTTCTAGGCGCTATTCAGCGCCCTTTCACTATTTCTTGCATTTGCCGCCTTCACCGGTTCCCAAGAAATCCGTCACCGGGGTACCCCCCTGGGGGGTTACTTGGCTGCTGCTACCAGTGCGTTTGCCGAGACGCCGTCGTGATCGGGCAGCGGTGCCTCGTCCTTGCCGTCCTCGCCCGGAGCCTTGCCGCCCGGAGGGGTGAGGGCTTCGTCGCGGTAGTCCTGGTCGTTGGCCATCTTGTAGTCATGGCGGGAGAGGACTCCGAGGTCGTCGGGGTCGACGTCGACGCTGATGGTGTGGTGGTCTGACATGGGGGTTTCCTTTCGGTTAGCCGTTGAGTTCTTCGATGACGGGCCGGTCTATGCCCAAGAGGGTGAAGCCGTGAGCCATGCGCTCTATCTCCTCGCGGTCTGAGCAGTGCACCACTAGGGGTTCGTTGAGCTCGACCGAGGCGAGCGCCTTGTCGTATAGGGACAGGTCTACGTTGGCTGGTTGAAGGGAGCGCAGTTGCTCGCTCAGCTTGCGGAGTGGGTCGACGTCACGACGGGTGAAGCGGAGGCCGAGGGTCAGGGTGTCAGGCACGGGCGCTCCTTGCTTCGGCTTGCGTCTTGGCGTCGTGGTCGGGGATGCAGCACGCGGCCATGTTGGTCACGTCGTCTGCCCCCCCTTCACTCAATGGGATGACGTGGTCGTTGATGAGCTGGGCCTCGAGGAACTGACAACCGCAGACGTGGCAGGTCAGCTCGTCACGGGCCAAGACAAAGCGCCGTAGCTTCTGCTGCCTGCTGCCGCTGCGCTTGCGTAGCCGCTCGGTGCGCCTGCTTCCCTGCCAGGGCTTGCGCTTGTGGTCGGGGCAGGGCTGGGGGTTGGGGCAGTTGGGATCGCTGCAATCCTTCGACGCTCGGGTCACGAGTCGCAGGCGTGAGGCACCAGGCCCGTCCCCTCACAGTGGGGACATTGGCACTGGCAACCATGCAGCTCACCGCATCCCTCGCCCTTGCAGTCGGGGCATTCTTGAAGGACGGTGTCAGGCATCCTGCCTCGCTTCGGCCAGGGCACGCTCGGCTTCGGCCAAGGACTCGAGCCCGGATGCCAACTGCTCTACCCCTTCGGCTATCTGCTGGGCTTCGGTGAGGCGGTTCTGATCTAGCAGCGCCTCTATCTTGAGAGAGGATGCAGCGATGGCACTCAGCGTCGCCCCTCTTGCCTCACGGCATAGCCCTACCTGGATGTCTGCGTCTGTCACCTAGAACCTCCGATGACTGGCCTGCCAACGCACTAATGCGCCCCAGCCCTTGAGGACGTGGACGGCTGTTACCGCGGTACCGAGGAAGGCGAGGCTCACATTGACGAGTCGTTGATGGTTGGTCAAGCTGTGCCTCACTTGTCTCGGGTAAGGGGGCTTCGGGCGTGGACGGCAGCTCCTAGGAATGGCTGTTATCCGCCCACGCCCCCGACACCTAACGCGCCCCGGTTAGCAGCCGGGGGGTTCAGCCTCCCGTTACCGCGCGCCGTGTGCCGAAATCAAGGTCCCTCGCCCCGACACTCAGCGTCCTGGCCGAGCGAGGGAAGGGGGCGAGGCCAGCGGTGCCGTAGTCAGACGGCTGCCGCTCGCTATGTGCCGGGGAGCCGGGTCAGGGCTGGGCCGGCGAGAAGGTCGTTAGCTCGCTATCGGCACGTCTGGCCATATAGCAAGGTTAAGGTGCAGATTAGACGCGCACCCCGACAGAACTTTCTACCCGAACCGCGGCGTGCATCCTGCGCTGCCGCTTGGGGGTTCGTTCCCGCCCGTGGTAGGCCGTCACGCAGTAGCAGCAGGTGGGGATGGTGTCGTCGGTGCGGGGTATCCAGTATCCACACGAACAGCGCCAGATGTTTATGCCGCCACCTTGACCCGTTCCAGATACCGCAGCACCGTGCGCTTGGATGTGCCGAGCCTTGAGGCCATCGCCTGCGTTCCCATGCGGCGGGTCTTTAGCAGGGTGACCTCGGCTAGACGGCGCTTGTCGTCCCACGCTTCCCAGCCTTCCAGCCGCTCTCCGTTTCGTTCCCTGCGGCGGTGGGTTCTGCGGGCCTTGCCTATCGCCCCGGTCGAGCTGTCCTCAAGGATTGCGACTTCGAGGATGTCCACGCCCTCGTACCACTCCACGATGCGCTTTGACCACGTAGCCTCGTCCTCGGCCTCGCCGCGGGTGTTGTCGTCTACCCCGCGCCGGCGGTCGGGCTGGCGACGGTGAAAGTTCTCGTAGTCACGCTCGGCTAGGTAGCAGAGCAGGCGCCGGCGGTAGTCGTCCTTTGCGGCGGCGAACTGCCATTCGTACCACGCCCAAAGGGACCGATCCTTTGGCGGGGGCTTTGACGAGGGACGGTCGGGCTTCGTTCCCGGTGGCCCCACCCGCTCAGAGTCGGCATCGTGGGAACTCCGGCCGATCGAGCCCGCCTTTGCCTCGCTGAGCATTTGCAGCTTGGCGAGGATCGTCCTTATGCGGGCGTCGGGCTCAGCCATCACCCTCTGTGTTGGTTGAGAGAGCGGAGCGAGCGATCTGTCGTACTTGGCTCGCAAGCCAGTTGTGCTGACCTTGAGTTGCTGCGTCTATCGCCCGCAGCGCCCCCTCAGCCTTGTCCAGTCGGGCCTGGAGGCGAAGCTGTTCGGTTTCGGCTGCGCCTGCCTCTCGCCATGCTTTGTCCTCCTCTTGCTCTAAATAGTTTGCACGACTGCGGTATTGGAAGGCTGCGTGTTTCTCGTCCTCTAACTCTTTCAGGGCGGCGTCGCGTTCGGCTTCGGCAGCTTCGGCTCGGGCAAAGTTCTCGTCACTCTCAGCTTGAAGGGACGTGGAAATCTCACGTAGCTCGTCCCGTTCTCTCAGGGCTTCGTCGCGGGCTTGCTCGGCCTCATCCAGGCTCTTTATCAGGTGGGTCAGGGATGAGGACGAGCGTGTTGCTAGGTGGAGTTTGTGTTCGGCCCTCTCTGCTCGCTCGCGCTCAGCCCTCAAAGCCTTCGCAGCCTCGACTATCTTGGCGCTGGCGGCCTGCTTTTCGCGGGTCAGAGTCCCTTCCGCTCCGAGTGCCAAATCGCGTTGAAACTGCTCGCGTTGCTCTGCCCGCTCGCGCTCGGCGTCGAGTAGGGAGGCGAAAACGATTTGCCGCAGCCGCCGTCGCTCGTCAGGTGTAGCAGCGTCAGACTCAGGTGCGACGCACGGCCCATCGGTGCGATGACGGCCGGGTAGAGAGGGATCGCCGCAGATGCATCCTGGCTCCGGTACAGCAGCGTCAGGCATGGCGTCGTATCTCCTTTGCGGTGTCGCGGAGGGCAGAGGCAAGGCGCTCGGGGTCGTAATGGTCAAGGTCCACCCCATCAGCGAAGCCCTCTAGCTGGCCTGCTATCCAGGCGAGGGGCTTGGGCGGGGAGGACTCAGTGGGGGCAGTAGGCGCTACCTGCTCGTGACGAAACTTGGCCGCACCGCAAACGCAGACCCCATCAGCTGCATCGCCCTGTCGGTAGTCGTCGCACGGTGTTGGAGCCTCATAAGCCCCTGGCTCCGGTACAGCAGCGTCAGCGTGGACCGGGCAGTTGCGACTCGAGGTTTCGTGGCAGACGCATTCTGGCTCAGCGGCGGGAGGGTCGCCAGGCTCGATGAAGCCGACACACGCACACCACTCACTTCCGCCTGTAGAAAGGGGGATGTTTATGCGGCCGACAGAGCAGGCCGTGTGGTGCCACTTGCGAAGGTGGTTGCAGCGTCCGCATAGGTCGGCGGGTGCCTGGTCGGAAGTCTCGTAACGGCAGATGCCCTTGTGTCCTGCCTTGCGGGTGCATTGCCGGTCGATGATGGTCGGGCACCGTGGGGTCTCGGGGTTAGGCATCCTCGGGATCACACATCCGGTCGATGAGATCGAAGAAGCTGGGTAGGAGGGCGTCGCGGGTCGGGCCTAGCTTCTCCTCGTAGATCGGCTTGACCGCTTTCCTTACGGCGCTGTAGGTCGCGCTCCAAGGGGCGGCAGCG